TCACCATATTGACGATCAATGCGTTGACCACCAATTTCGAGTTCAACCACCTTGATTAAGCGGTGACCGATGTAGTTCAACCAACGGAAACGATTTAAGTTAGTAGAGCCAGAGACTAAATCAACAGCAGGTAATACGACTTGGACATATGTGCGGTACATCAAATCGGCGTTACGATTGATGACTGCAGTGACACGCTTGTTGAAGTCTGCTTGACCGTTGAATGTTACTTCGATGGATTCCATTGCGAAGTTAGTGTGTCTCTTGTAGAGAACCTTCCAGAAGGTAATTTGAGGATTACCGGAAATATAGATATCTTGTGCGCCGTAGCTGACGAGTTGTAATAAACCACCACCCATGTTGTTATGTTCCTTGGCAATATATTTTTCTTAGGCGGCACTTTCGCGCAAAAAACATTTACGACATAGGGGTTTATAACATTCTTTGCCTCCTACTAAAACTTGATCTGAAATGTGCTTAATTCGAAAAGAAAACAGTCCAGGTGTACCATTCGAACAATCTTGGCAAAAGGCGTACAATTTTTCTACCCTATCGGCTAGCGGAATACAATCAAGTATTTCACCAAATGGTTTGCGGTTATAATCCCCATCTAACCCAAATAAATATACCTGTTTTTTATAGTTATCTACCATTGACTCTACAAATGATCGTACATCATTAAAAAACTGAGTTTCATCGATGATAATAATATCAGCTGATATATCAATATTTTTTAAACAATCCGTTTGAACACATTTCGCACGCTGTCCATCGTGACTTACTAACTCATGTGTATTAGTATATCGTTTATCCGAACTATGTGTGACAACAACAATTTTTTTTCCAATAGCTCCATAGCGTGAAATTAAAGATAGAATACGAGATGTTTTACCCGAAAACATAGGACCAATAACGATATCTAATGACATTGGTATTTTAGCAGGTATACTATGAAAATAAAAAAACAATGAAAAGCAATGAGTGAAGAAAAGGAATACGAAAAAAAGTTCAATGAAACAGCAAAAAAGCTGAATAGAAAGGCATACATAGTAAATGAGAATGGAAAAGACATATTGGATATTCCAAAAGATACAACTGTTGTTGTAACTTCTTCAGGACGGTATTCAACAAGCGGAAAAAGCCACCCTGTGTTTATAGGGAAGTATGCAGGAGTTAAGCGTAAAGACGGTAAACGCTATTTTGCGTTTGTAGACGTTCTAAAACCTACATTTAAACAACAGGAGGATTTCATTGCTGAATTACGAAAAGAACATGGTGATGATGAACCTTTACTTTTCAAATTATTAGAACCATGGACAGTAGAAAATGATAATCTATATAGAATTTATCATGATATTAATGAGTTTGGTAATATCGCAAGGATAGCGAAAGCAGAAAACTTACCTCGTGAAGTAACAGGTCTTCTCGGATCATATTTCAAACTAAAAGGTCGTGAACCTAAAGGAAGTAGACATAGATTATATCCAAAAGAAGTACAGGAAAAGGAAAGAGAAAGATTAAGAAAGGAAGAACTAGAACAACAAGAGCAAGAAGCACTAGCAGCAATGAAGACAGGAGGACGCAAAAAGACCAAAAAGAGACTTTCAAAGAATCGCAGACATACAAGTAGAAAATGAGTGAACAACAAACCGATTCTGCTCTTCAAATTGCCGCTATTTGTACTCTTGCTGCTGCTGCTGTATGTATCTTCGGTGGTCTCTATCGTTCCTGTCGTCGTCGATCGGGAATGAAACAGTCACGATCTGATAATGATTTTACCAGTATTTTAGAAAACGCTATTCCTTCTTCTCGTACACATGTCGAGAATGTATGATTATTGTAAGATCACACGAGGTACAATGTGCATAGCTTCCAGTTCTTGCATCCATAACTTCATCGCGTACGGAATGGTCTTGTACACGAACTCTGTCTTGTTACCACATGTTCCACATGAATAGATACTTTCATCTTCATTAACCACTGCGAGAGTTCCACAGGTCTTACAAATACCTGTTGGGAAAGGATCAGAAACATCCATTAATCGTTCCTTGGTGAATGCTGCGGCACCGTGGCTCAACAAGCAATCGCGTTCCATTTCTCCCACACGAAGACCTCCATCACGAGATCTACCTTCACAAGGTTGACGGGTCAAGGAAACAATAGGTCCTCTACCACGGCTATGTTTCTTATCAATGACCATATGCTTCAAGCGTTGATAGAAGGTAGGTCCCATGAAGATTTCTGCTTCCATCATTTCACCGGTTTGACCGTTATACAGAATCTCGTTACCGTACGAATGCATTCCAAGATCTAACATATGTTTACGCAAGTCTTCTACTTTCATATGACTGTATGGTGTTCCATCTCCCAATGTTCCACGACGCACACCGATTTTCCCAAAGATGTTTTCCATCAACTGGGCAATTGTCATACGAGAAGGAACTGCGTGAGGATTCATGATCAAGTCTGGTCGTAATCCTTCTGCAGTAAACGGCATGTCTTCTTCATTCAGTAACATTCCTACTGTTCCCTTTTGTCCATGTCTTGAACTGAACTTATCTCCAATTTGCGGAATGCGTTCGGAAACAACACGGACTTTAATGAAGGGATATCCATCAGAATTCTTATCCTGCCACACTCCATCTACTCGACAAGGTTCCGAGTTCTTATGGGTTGTGGATGCGTCACGATAATTGTATCCTGCAGAATCATTACGAAGATTCACAACCTTTCCAATGACAATATCGTTCTCTTGTAATTCTGCGTGAAGGAGAGGAACACCGTTATCTCCAATGGCTCCGTAAGAGGTGTTCTTGAATTTACGAGTGAGATGCTTCACAGGTTTCATGAATTTTTCTTCACGGCCGGAAGTGACATTACGATGTTCTTCATCCTTGTACATCGTGTAGTACAATCCACGGAATAATCCACGGTTCACAGAAGAGCGATTCATGATAATAGAGTCCTCCTGATTGTATCCACCGTAACACGCAATCGCAACAATTGCATTCATACCGTAAGGCATTTCGTGCATCTTCAGAATATTCATGGCTCGTGTTTCCACGATAGGACGCGTGAGAGAACAGAGGATGTACCCGTTTTTGTCCAATCTCTTGGCGTAATTCCCTGCGTAGATACACATGGCCTGTTTACCCATAGCAGATTGATAGGTGTTACGAGGAGACTGATTATGGTCAGACAATGGAATACTGGATGCCATATGACCTAACAACATACTAGGATGAATCTCGTAATGGGTATGGTAAGGAGTCAGTAATTCCTTGTTCAATGCAATGCGCAAGGTTTCTGTTTCTGAGGCGTCAATGTATTCCACACAGGTCTTCATCCAAGTCGTCCAATCATGTGTGTCTTTCGTTGGCCAAGCGCAACCTACACGAAAGACAGGACGGACTAAACGACCAGAATCTGTTTCAATAATGATGGTGTTCAACAAGGCATACCAAGCAACAGAGATGTAAGGATGAAGACGGAAGGTATGTTTCGCTTGACGAAGTTTATCCGTTAATCCTTTAGGATCCGTGGTATATCCAATAATGACTCCGTTCAAGGTGATAGCAGTTCCATTGTAAGTATGCGCCTTATCGATCCAGGTAATGGTAGATCCGTTCTCTTGGAGGAAATGAAGCACAGTATTACTCGGAACATGTTGTGTCACAGCGGTCAATAAACTCATATTCTTCACAATACCTACAGAGTGACCTTCTGGAGTTTCTACAGGACATATGAAACCCCAAGAAGTACCGTGTAATTTACGAGGCGCAAGTAATTTACCGGATTTCTCTACAGGTGTTTGAATACGACGCAAGTGACTGATGGTACTCATGTAGGACATACGGGCTAAGACTTGGGAAACACCGACTTTGGTAGCGTTGGAAAGAGAAGTGGAATTGGATGTTCCTAATCCTTGGACTGTGAAGTTCCCTGTCGCCAATGCCTGTTTGAGTTTTCCTTCAATCGTAGACAATTTCAGAATCTTGTAAAGATTATTGATGTTAAGAATCTCCATCGGTTTAGGACCTTCGGTACTCTTCTTCCATACATCGTTATTGACTTCTTGTACGAATTCATTACGAGTATCATTACACACCTTTTGGAAGAGTTGACGGAAGAGATGTGTGAGAAGAGCACCCGTGGTAACAACACGCTTATTTGGATAGGCATCACGATCGTCAAGAGGAATTTGACCTTGGTCGGTTAACAACAAACGACGAATCATAGATGCAGTAAGAAGTGCCTTTCGAGTATTGTGTGTAGTTGTTGTCACCGTTTCACCCGAGAAGCGAACATGAGGTAAGTATTCAGAATGAAGGAGTTGACGAACATATGCACATTTGTCTTCTTGATTGGTTCCGTATTGGAGATTGTTGGAAAGGAATGTAATTGCATCTTGTTGTGTAAAGATTCCGATTTCTGCACAATCACGGAAGGAAGCAGCCAAGAGTTCCACATGATTGTCAGTTGTATTTCCCCATACGAGTTCTGCGATTTCCTTATCTGATTCTACACCAAGTGCACGGAAGTAAACCATGACTGGAATATCTTCACGGAAACGAGGAACACATGCCATCAAAGGATATCCCATTCCGTTGAATTTGGAGGATAAGCGGATTTCCAGTTTCTTAGGAGGCATGGTGAAACTTTCGTGAAGAGACTTCATTTCTACAGAATAGGTATGTTTGCTAGATGATTTCTTAGCTTGGAAGACCATGATACGATTATCAGCCACTTTTTCCTGACAGAGAATCGTGCGTTCTGATCCATGAATGATAAAGTAACCAAGTGGATCATGTGCGCATTCTCCATATTGTTCCAAGCTCAGTGGATAATCTTTCAAGAGACAGAGACTACTTCCTAACATCACAGGGAGTTTACCTAACGAGATTCCTTCAAAGACACGCGATTCTTCATCAAAGGTATCCAAATTCGGACCTTTGTATGTGCGTGCTGTAAAGCGAATATCGGTAAACATCTGTGCTGCATAGGTGAAGTTTCTTGCGCGTGCCTCCATAGGTAACATGGGTTTCACACGGCCAGTGGCTTCTTGAATACGTGGTTTCATGTAGGTAATGTGTTCAAAGGATAATCGGAATTCATATTTGTATTTCTTGACAGTTGGATCTTGTTCATGCCAGACAGTGATAGGTGGTGTGGATTGAATGATAAGAGGTAACTTATTGCGAACAAAATCTTCATAGGATTCAATTTGATGGTCGACAAGACGGTGCACTCCATTTGCGAAATGAGCCTTTACGGCTTCCCATTCAGTTGGTGTGTTTTCCATAGTGTTAATATGTTGGTACTTCTGTCTAAATACTGTTTGTCCGTTTTGAAATAAAGATGACGGACAAAGTCAAAATCGTAAAAGTGGGAGACACCGGAACTCCTCCACCAGCTCTTAAAAAAGCAGGTCGTAGGTTTACAGCACACAAGACCTATCCACGAAGTGCGATGAAAACTTCAAAAGCAAAAGTGAAAGCAGTGAAAGATCCTGCACGCCCCCCTCCCCGCAAGTCTACCGTTCGTATTCTAACTGGTAAGGGATTAGAACAGCGTCGGCAACATATTCGTAAAACGATCAAGAATATGCATCCACAAAAGATTCGCGAGACCCTTCGTAAATCAGGGTTACCTATTTCGGATAAAACTCCCAAACATATCGCAGAGGAAATCCTAGAGGGTGGAATGGAAGCAGGTTTTATTAAACAATAAATACTAGGAGACCAAGACAAATGACAGCTATTTGGGGTCCATTAGGCTGGATGACACTACATTCTGTTGCTTGTCTATATCCAGAAGTTCCAACACAAGCAGAGAAGGATTTGATGGCGAGTTGGTTAGATATGTTTCGTGATACCATTACATGCCCAAGTTGTAAGGGGCATTTTACAGAACTTCTTGCGAGATATCGTGCGCAATTTCCGAACATGTTGCGGTCACGGCAAGATCTTGCTATGTTCAGTTTTCGCGCACATAACGCAGTGAACAAAAGATTACGAAAACCATTGTATTCCACTCTCGCGGAATGTATGGAAACTTTACGAAACAATGTGAAGCATCGTAAAGCATCGGATTACCGTATTTCGTATATTAATCATATTACCCGTCATTGGAGAACGATGCAGGATGTATCGGGTATTGTGGCTGTCAAGAAGATAGCCGAAATGAAAAAGATTGAGATAGAATATTTTGCATATCGGGACACAAACTTTGAAGTAGAGTTACATCCAGATATTGTAGTTCTTCCTCGAGATACATTAGAAGAAGGACCTACTGATTTACAACGAAATCCAACAATACCACGCTTGTCTTCTTCTACATCAAGAGGAGTAGCAGGATTCCGAATTACAGCAGGTGGACTTCGTCTACGGATGTAAGGCGTCCCCAAGGAACGGAGATAAAGGGATCTGATTCCCAAGCAAACCGACGCATCCAACGATGTCGTGTTTCGGTTTCTTCGTCGTAGAGTTCGTCAGGCCGTGAAGGCGTGAATCCTGCAACACGCAAACTCTTTTCAGGTAAAATAAACCGTAACTGATCTTCTACTGTAAAACATGGTTCTGGATGTTCCCAGACGAAAGGTTTCACAGCAGGATGACCATCCCAAGTGGATAACAAGGGGGCTTCTGGATAGGGATAATACCATTCCCAGTCCAGAATCTCAGAAGTCGTGAAATAATGATACACCCATGCAAATGTTTTACGAAATGCATAGACAACAGGGTCCCAATTCACAACCCCATCCATTAATTGTGAAGCGATTCGTGTTTCTATTTCATACCCGTCTAACGATACAATCGCACGATCTGTTTCTTTGGCTCGTTTCCGAAGGATTCTCTTTTCATCGTTCACTGCATGTTTGATATCGCCCTTTTCCATATAATGAAGTGCACGCTTGTAACCATCTTCGCGAAGAGAAAATACCGCAAAATTCGGCATGAAATCATTACCAAAACAAAGAATAGACATACGCACAAACTTATCTTCGTCTAATGGAAGGTGTTGCTTCAATGCTTCAATGGATAAAAACGCATAATCATCATCATCTGTTTCACGAAGAATATGAATATCCCCAAGATGCGATTGTGCAATGGCTATTAATACTAAATCAGCATCCAACCCATAGATACAAATTGATTTGCGCTCGTCTGCTGGTAGACTTCGTAACCAAGTAAAAATCTTATGTTCTCCTTCTCCTCGTTCGTCTGTTCCTGAGATGACGACATTTGGAAACAAAAACTGAAGAGTCCTTGCAAGATCTTTCATAAAAGGCGTTCCGGGAGAAATCTGGTGTTTGTCAAACCCGGTATCTTCTGTAGATTGTCGCATACGACGGTAACGCTGTTGTACCATTTTGGCTAACGGAACTAATCCATCAAATGCAATATAGACGCGTTTTGCACGCACAATATCTGCAAGGAGTTTCTCAAGAGCTATTGCGATACTTCCTGCTGGATTTTCAGGGTTGAGATATTTATGAATGAAACAATTAAAATCAATACCAAGTACATCAAACTCGGCTTGTTGTTTGTATCGTTTTTGAATATGTTTATGTTGTCGTAGTAGAGACGCTATATAATATGGAATACCCATGACCTATTTATTCGTCGTTTGTTAAAGCCATACAATAGAAGATATACTTCTTACTATACGGATATGGATCTTCGATGTTTGGGGATTTGAGTAGTTTTCGTTGGAGTTCGCGGTATTGGGTGAGAATATATTGGACTTCACGCGTGCGTTTCGGTAATCGTTTCGCGAGCTCTTTGTATCGTTTTCGGTAAAGTTCCATATCTCCTTCTGTTTCGGTGTCAATAGTAGGTTTCATCGTAGTACTGTCTTCTGTATTTAGCGTCATGTATCCGTTTTTAGAAAGCTCTCCTTATAGATAAATGCTAGTTTGGTTAATTTTATTAGCTTGTATCGTATTTTTCATGTATATGTGGAACTCGGGGAAATTGAATTCGTCCGTTCCATCTTCTGGAGGAGGTTGTAACGCATGCGCTGGAAAGAATCGTAGTGTAGAATAATGAGTGATTTGAAAGGACTTGATGGTAAACAACTTATTCCAGACGACGTAAAAAAACTTATCAAAGGAGAAGATGCAATGGGTGGAGGAGCTGCATGTCCTTCCGGTAAGATTCGTCGTATGGGTTACAATGCAACACGCAAAGGAAAGACCTATCGCGTAAAAGCAGCGTGTATCAAAGATCGTGGAGCCAAAGGTCGTTGGCAGACCTTACGCCGTATGATGGGTATTGGGCCACTCAGCCGTGGTGATCTTATATCTTTAGGGTATTCTCATACTAAACCCACTGCAACTCGTCACGAGGTGTTAGATAAGGCAGTGAAGAAATACGGTCGTGCAGCTACCATTCGTAAGTTAAATGCGATTGCAACCTACAGCAAGAGAACCGCTCCTTCTCGTGCAAAGACATATCGTACAGATATGCATTATGTTCAAAAGAAGTTCGCTTAAATACATAAATGAAGTCAAATACTATGTTTTGGGTAGCAATCGTCGTGGTAATTATCGTAGTGTCGGTTTTCGGTGTACGATTAACTCCAGGTCCTACGAAGGTGGAAACAATCATGGCGTATTTTAAGAAGGAAGGGTTCGTCAATAAGAAGTGCCCGGACAACACGCGTTCAGATGGACCCTGCCTTATGGAGTTTTAAAACTTTTCCGAGCAAGTAATAAAATGTGGTATCTCATTACAACAGCCGTATTATTCTTCCTCTTAACCCCTGGCGTCGTCCTCTCCTTACCCCCAGGTGGTAGCAAGTTAGTCGTCGCAGCTACCCACGCTGTCGTCTTCGCACTTGTACACAAGATTGTCCAACATGGTTACTTGGGCTTTTAAAAATGGATTACAAAAGTCCAACGGAAAGAACAGTCTCTTTCCCAACTAAAATGCAGTTCTTATTAAACGAATTACAATTCAATAGCTATATGCTCTATTATGGAGACTTGCTCAGCGATGAGCAAAAAGCAGAGATTATCAGAAGACAAATCGAGATTATTCAACACATCAGTCAACTGCAGCAACAAGGGGTTGAAGTGTTTGAAGAAGATTCAGAGGAAGAAGAGGATATTGTAGACGAAGATCCTCCACCAGAAGAAGACGATACCATTTATATTGGTTAAACCTTGTTCTTTATAGATCTTGTACATTTAATAGCCACAAAAATAAAAATGGATTTTTTCATTCCAAATCAATGTACATTCTCATTCCCTTACAGCAAAAATGAATTCTATCGAACAATTACACAACGAAAAGAAGTTTCTCGAAAAGAAGATGGAGGAACTTCAGAAACAGTTGGAAGAATTGAATAAGAAAGAACAAGGATGGAAACGATTACCTCCCGAAGAAGAACAGTGGTTACGCGGAGAACTTACAATGTTACATACAACTTTATTAGGTAAACATACGCTCTTTGCAACGGTATATTTAAAACATGAA